TACCATACCAAAAGCCCAGGCGCGAGCATAAGATCGCATCAACGGAGAAAATCTGTTTAGGAACGGTTGGATCTTGACTTTAACCTCATCACGTGCCAAAGCATACAACAAGTCAAAAGCGATCCCAAGATCTCTAAGTAGATCAGGGTCTGCTCTATTCAACATAAATTGATGCTTGGCCGGATAAAGAGGCGTAACGGTCTTTTCCCCAAACTCAAACCCGGCAAACTCCCTTCTAAATGACCAATGCTTATTTATCACACCTGTGGTTCCCAGTGCGGCGGAAAACTTCTCGGCTTCGGGCTGTCCGTATGGCCAACTCATGACTACGTCATCACCCATGGCCCACAAAACGGGCAAATCCTGGTCAAATCCTGATCGCAACCACGCTAGAGCCGTAATGAGCCCCTGCGCAGCGGAGTTCTCAGCAATAGTCCGGTACCAGCCACTTTTCATAAGGCCTAACCTACACTGCTGAAACAAATCTCCATTCGGCAATCGGATTAAACAATCGGTGCCTAAAACCTCTTCGAAACGCGCTCTTACAGCGAACTCATAAGCTGAATCGAAATTCCTGCACTGCTCCAGTCTAATTTCTAGAAGTTCCTCCACAACCCATGAGGGAAAAGTCCAATCAAAGCTCGAACAATCCGTGGTAATAACCTTACCACGGAAAGTGTCTCTGAAGTCTCTAAATCCCTCAGGAAGAGGTGACCAACCAGCCTTAGACATAACAGACATTACATCATCCAACTCAGCTTGAGTCCAATCTGAAAAGAGCCATCTATCTACCATCTGATCCTCCAAACTCATAACCATTATTAAGCGGAAGCGGGAGTCTCTAACCTTTGCTGACTTATGTGGTTCCCATTTGATGAAACAGCGGATGGGACTTGGGCCCCACCCTCCTGAGCTAACCTCTCCCGACGTCGCCTCCTGGCAACCGCCGCATGAGAGGTACCTAAGCCTGGAGGAGAGGAATTGCCTAAGCGCGGCGACCGTTGAACGGTTCGTACACTTGAAGCCGTTCCACCCAAGAGCGTCGCCAATTGTTGCATAGTTAGAGAAACTGCCCCCTCCCGTTGATCCCTGGAAGTGGAGCGTTGAGAGTAATCTCTCGAATCGCTCCGATCCCTCCTTGGACGTCGGGTCGAGACTTGTCC